CTCTTCTGCATCATCCTCATGGACTTCGAACTGTCCCTCATCATGAATATTCAAAACTGGTGTGGCATCAAGACCACGTTTCGCTATCTCATCCATGACCAGTACAGCCCACTGCTTCATGACCAATGCCCCTGCTGACTGCAGCAATAGGTTCAAGGCTGAGTGAGGGGACCGTGTTCTTAGTCTCCTCCCGTCTAACCCTTTTAGGTGGCCTGTTTCCTCCACCCGCTGTATCACAGCTTCTTTAAGTTTCTTGACAGCTGGGAAATTTTTCATGAATTTAGCCTGTAATTTGGCTCCTTCTTTGGCACCCCCGTCTACAATTGTACCAAGCTTCTCTGCTCCTGCTCCATACAGCCATCCATATATAAAGGTCTTAGCTTGGTTACGCTCTGATAATCCAGCTGCTTTCATATTAGCTGTGTGGATGTCACCGTTTAAAACGATGTGAGCATAAGCACCGCCATCAAATCTAGCGAGATAATGAGCAAGACACCTGAGTTCAAGCCCGCTGGCATCACATCCCACCAGTTTGTAACCCTTCGGGGTAGTGAAAAGATTACGACACTCAGGGCCAAAAGGACTGGAATTGCTAGGCACTTGAGCAAGGTTGGGGTTACTATGTGTGCAGCGCCCAGAGATAGCCCCGCCTGTGTTAATTCTACCATATATACGTTCTCCTTGTAATTGTTTTAACCATCCCTGGCTACCATCAGCCATCTGGGATAATCGTTTTGTTAGCATAAGGGCTCTTTCTAACTGCTTTGCAGCAGGTATATCTATTTTAGCAAGAACTCCTTCATTTATCTTTACTGCTCCCTTATCAGTATAATCATCTGGGACCCAGCCTTTAGCCATTAGCCTTTCAGCTATTTGTTGTCGACTGTTGCTATTAAAATCTTGATAGCTGATCTTACAGAACTGAGCGCCTTTGCATATAAAGCGATTTCTGTTGTTGACCTTGCTCGTTGTAACCGTCGCCAGATCTTTAGATACGACGCGCATAGGGAATGTAATTCTGAGTTCATCTTCTATTTTCTCCTTCTCGGCTCTGATACCTATCATCAGGTCGATAGCTTCTTTCTCGTTAAAGTACACACCGCGCTCCATCTGTACCTGCATGGCCTGAGCAAACTTATTCTCAAGCTCCATCATCTGGTCAGTCGGGCATGCTTCCACTATCCTCTTATATAAGGCAGCAGTTACAGCAACATCCTGTACACAATACTCACCCATCTCATCAGTATATACGTCCCACGCGTCCTCCTTGTCCCCATAGTCGCCCTTTAAGATCCCAAGGCGGTGTCCGTATGCCTCAAGGCTATGTCGGCCTTTAAGACGTGGAGGAAGGCGTCCTGCTTTGACACGACCAAAATCCTTAATGATAACATCATGCCAAAGCGCCCGTGCCATTACCAGAGTATCAACTATCTTTCCCTTTGGGTTGAAGGAGGGAAAGAAAGCCTTTAGAACTGGAATATCGAACCCTATTATATTGTGCCCTATCAGCGTGTGGGCAGACTGCAGCATATCTATAGCGGCAGACAGATTCGGTTGCTGTGCAAATAATTTCTCCCCTGTCTCTATACATGTAGCTGCAATGCAGTGGATCTGCTGTATGTCCTTCACACCCGTCGAGGGAATCGCCGTCGTCTCCAGGTCGAATACTATCGTAGTCATTATGGCTCTCCTTTGCAATCAGTCTCTCAATATACCACTTGGCCTTGTTGAGGTCCTGGAGTTTATCTTCTTTCAATCCAGCCCTCCATAGATACTTCATGGCATTGCCTGAAAGAAAGTCCATATGCTCTGTTATAGTTATGCACTCTACCCCTGAGGGGTGTGCTGTGTAATGGTCTGGGTTAATAGGATCCATGGTTACTCCTTGATCTTCTCGATTGAATGCTTTGCTTTCCATGACTTTGAACCACCCAGGCGTACTCCACGGTAGATCAGCTGAGCTCTCCACTTAGGTGTGCCCTCAGCAAGCATAGTATCTCTAAACATTTCATCAGCTTGCTTCCTGCTAAAGCCTAAGTCACTATCCATACTATACAGAAAGTCATGGAGTACAGCACCTTCCACCTGTGGCCCACTCATAGGGGCGCATAGACTCCACAGAATTTTAGGGCAACTCGCCCCGTCTGTGATGAAGTTCCTGGGGACAGTAATAACCCCATGAGGTAGACCAAATAGTAAAGGCCTTTTCAGTCTCCACAGTTTGTGGCCTATCTTCTCTGTTTCTAAGTTGCTTATTCTAATAATCATAGTATCCCCTTAAAAGTCAAATTCATTAGTTGATTCTACTATCGGTCTAAACGGTCCTTCCTTACTTTGTTGTACCATGTCGTTATCTTCACTAATACGTCCAGTATCGGGGTTATAACGCAAAGTAATAGTGTCACCAACGTTCCCTGCAAATCTGTCTTTAAGCACGCGTAGAGTCGTTTTATGGCGTTCATTGATATCCTCCTCTTGTTGATTACGTTCTAAGCATATGATCTGTGATGACCACTGACCTATGCCACGAGTTCCTCTTATATCCCTGAGCTGTACCCTTCCACCCTCTTCATGAGGGGTTCCTCCTCCACCACTGTTCAGGTGGGAGATTAGGAAGATGGTAATACCAAGCTCCCTGCATAGGCTTGCCAGGGTTGATATGATAGTATCCAGCTCTTTCCTTTCATCCTTTATCGCTTCCTCGCTTACAGTAAAAGCCGCCAAGTGATCGATAAATATATGCTTAACGTCACAAGACACAGCAAGATAACGCATTCTGGAAACAACTTCGTTGAATATGGTGCTCCCGAAATGATTGTACAAATAACAATTACCACTGCCAAAAACATCATTGAAATGCTCCCTCTTCTCCTCATCGGAGATAGTATGTTCAGGGAGGTGAATAGGCTTGTTAGCTGCCATCCCTGTAAAGTTTAACATTGTAGTTCTGTTGCTCTCTTCCATAAAGAAGCATCCGATCTTCTTCTTATGCTCTGTTAACAGGTGGAATGCCACTTCCTTGAAAACTTGAGACTTACCAATCCCTGTACCTGCAATCACAGTAACGATCTCGTCCTCTCTGATCCCATGCAACGCCCTGGTAACGCCTTCCCACGGGTAGGTGAGTCCAACCTCCTGTTTCTTAAGCATTTCTTCCAACAGGTCAGCACCATTCACGAGTCCTTCAGGTGTAAATGGAACTGCATTCCACATAGCTTCAATGAGCTCTCTGCTCCTACCTGCAAGCAGCATCTCATTCGGATCCTTCAGTGGGAGCTGTGCTATGTAGCATTTCCCTGGTGCTATCAGTGGTGCGCAGTCATGAGCAGCCTTCTGGCCTGGTTCATCCATATCAAACATCAATACTACCTGCTCGAAGCTGTTGATGAACTCCAAGTTGTTCTTGATAGACCGTGATGCTGATGTTGCCCCATTAGGGAGTGAGCATACAGGCCACTTGTTATCTTGGATCTGTGACATAGAGAGACAATCAATCTCACCTTCAGTGATTACCAGCTTCTTACCAGGTTTCCACAGGTGCTGCCCATACAATGGGGGGTTCTTATCTCCTATCCATCTAAAGTCCTTTGAAGCTGTTCTAATTTTTTGGCCAACTATCTGACCATCCGCTTTATATGTAGCTACTTGAACTGACTCTCCACTGTATTTACCAATGGAGTATCCGAACTTCTTGCAGGTCTCCTCGCTTATACCCCTCGACTTGAGAGGCTTTACCTCACCTATTATAGGTGTCCAGTCCTTCTGTACCATAGGTTTAGCCTCCCTTTCATTGGTAAACTTGTGAGCACTGCAGCTAAAGCAGAACGTATGCTCACTGTAGATCGCCAATGCATCTGACGACCCACAGGTATCACACGGTTGATGTACTTCGAGGGGTGTTTCTTCTTCTATCACAACACCACTCGTTCATTAGCACCTTCTGCGAACGTGTGCACAATCATTCTATATCCCACTATCTGCTCAATCAATCCCCTTAGGGTCTCTGAACATTTAGTTATGACAGGTTTAAGAGTCTCACGGTCTTCTGTGGATTTAACTGTCTTAGCTATTCTAATGATCTCCATGAAGGCTCTTGAGTTTACACCTTCATAGTACCTGAGGTTCCAGGATACCTTCATAGCATTATAGAAATCCTTCTGTCTGTTGAACTCCAAACCATCAATCAGCTGTCCTTCAACCCTGATGTAAGTCTCTCTCAGGATCTGGATCTGCTTATTGATGTTCTTTTCTCTGTTCGTTCTGATTACATCGTTCACACGTATCTTTACATCTAATTTGTTCTGTGCTGTGTCCATTCTATCTCCATATTATATTCTTTTACGTTGAGATCCAGTGTTGCTCTGTGTTCTCCATTGACCCATTCAATGACCAACACATCCTCTTCTGATTCTAATAGGTGGAACTCACCATCAAATGCTGGATGGCTATTCCTGAACTCTATCAGGTTCAACAGGCGCTCTACTACAGGCCTCTTAACCTCCTCACTGATCTCCTCTAATGTATAGCTGTGCCTATTTATGTTCCGACCCAGCTTCGTTCTCTCCAACAGTTCAATATCATTCTCACCAGCCAGCAGGCCCACGTAGTATACCTGAGGGACTCCTGGTGTGAAGAACTGGATGGCTCTGGCTGCTATGTATGCATCATCATTACAGCCGAGGGCTGAATAGTATGTGCAGTTGAGCTGGTAGACATCCAGGTTCTGGTAGTCCGGACCTGAGTAGGCCTTCTTTACATTCGATCCCTTCTTATACAGTGTCTTAAGAGTCTTAGCTATCTCATCCTTGGTGAGCAGACCATCCACATCCACCACTCCTATGCCATCGTGTGTATCTAGTGTTGTGATCTGTTTCCGTGGGCATATCTTTAGCCATGCCTTGAGAGGCTTAGCTGTCCCTGAATGCAGTGCATGTAGCACCAGCATAGGGAGCGAGAAGTCATAACACCAGTACCCCTTATCAGCAAGCTTCTGTTGATATGAGTGGTGCTCATGGACCTCAGGCAATAGCTCTACATTAAATACATTTGTGTAATCTTTACACCATGCTAATAGCTCCCATATCTGAGGCTCCAAGAAGAAGCAACTCGTGCCCAGCTGTTTAGTAGCGTAGGCAATAGCGTCCAACCGTATCATCTTAGGGTTATGCCGAGCCAGCTTGATCAGCATATTACGTACAACCTCTCTTGTTTTAGCTGAAGAGTAGTTCAAATCAATCTGTTCTGTATCAAATGTGCTCCATATCCGCTCACGAGAGCCATCTGGGTGATCAAACTCCTGATAAGGAGGGCTGGGCTTCCTTGTATATATCTTGGCCAGGTCCTCCTCCTCTACTGCTCCATCAAGGAACATGTCTGCATACTCACTCTCAGCACCATTCTCACTATAGTCCTGAAAGTACATGGACTGTCGTGAGATATGATTGATCATGAAGTCTATAGTTAGATCAAAGTCCTGACCTATCTTCTCTATATCCTCCCACGTACCGAACCTTGGGTCCACTTCATCATATGTTAATGGTGCAAAGCCCTTATCCGAAGATGACGGATAGAAGGGGAGTATGTGTACGCCGTGGATTGCCTTAGAGAAATGTTTGCGCAATACATAATGAAGCTCTGGTAAGTTTACCCCCAGACTATCAGCATACGTTATCAGTTGTACTTTATTCTGTATTGCCATGACTCCTCCTACAGAGACACTGAGTCTCTTGATAGTATTTCCAATATCTCCAGTATAATGATGGTACAGTAATACTCTTCAGCCACAGGGTCACCATCCCCTAAGTGGTCCAGCTCTGCACTTGTTAACAGCTGTGCAAAGGCTCCGAAGTTCCTCATCTTTAATGTAATCACACTATGATTAACATGCCGCTCAACACAGCCTGAATCATATGCTCCCTCAGGCTTTCCTAACTTCAATCTTGTACGTCTGTCCACCAGTCCCCTGTTCTTAAGGATCTGCAGCACAGCCATGAAGAGATGCTTATTCGTAATCTCCTTAGCCAGCATAGCATACTGTCGAACATTCAAGTGAATAGGTTTCTCGTCCATAGTCCCTCCTTATTTCATTGGGATGAAGTATGCCTCAGTGCCTGAAGCTACAATTCCACAGCCCATCACCATCTCTCCACGAAGGCCTTTGGCATAATTATAAGCGTAAGCATTCTGATCAATACCACAACCAACATTCATTCCAAAGAAGGTCTCCCCTCGTACATTAGCATTGTACGCAACACCAGCATGCATGTGCGTATGCCCCTGTACATATGAACATCCCATCTTTAAGGATGTATTCTTGGCACCCATCATACCACCACTGTTCAATCCATGATCAAAATGTACACCGTCAATATTAAAACTACGACTACAAACCCAGTCCACAGGTAAGGCATATAGCTCCTCAAATGTTTTCATAAATGATTGTGAAATTCCCACTGTCTTAGCTTGGCGGGCAGGGATACGATCATGGTTGCCCATGCATAGGCTGACTTCAGGAAAGGCTTTAAACCAAGGAGCAAGTTCTACCTTGGTAAGCTTCAGCTCTTGTTCAATGTTCCAAGCAGTCAGCTCACTGGCAAACCTACTGCCAGCATGGTGATCTACAAGGTCTCCTATGTGTACAACCTTGGTAACACCGAACCTCTCAAATGTATATTTACAGAAGTCCAGATACTCTGGGTGTACAAAGGGGATATGCGTATCGCTGATGATACCCACCACTGCAGGCTCCACTACCTCATGCACCAGTGAGCGCCGCACATGATTAACGAGCGCTGTAGTGCATCCAGCCCTGTCCGCTATCTCCTGCGTACCCAGCTCTGGATTGATGGCAAGGATGCCTGTGATGTATTCAGTCTTGTTCATGAGTTCATTCCTTTTAGTATTTTAATTATAGTATCCAACTCATCCTTGGGACGCTTGAAGTCAAGCCATTCTTGAGGTATTACCTTGTCAGCCCACTCGAACTTATTCTTATCACACCACTTAGCATAGCTGGTGGGACTGCCCTTGCGCAGCTTGTTGTTAGCATTCATGAACAAGAAGCGTATGTCCAGCTCAGGATACTGATCCTTTATATATAGATGCTTCTTGCGATCATCACTGTCAAAGAAACCCTTGGCCTCAATGATAATACCATTCTTAAGAAGGAAGTCAGCAAGGTACGTGTGGTTTGTGATTGGCTTAACATACTTGATCTTGTTGAGCTTACCCTCATATGAGAATGTGATACCAGAGTCCACCAGCTGTTGATTGACCACAGCCTCAAGCTTAGACCTGAACCCCAGCTTACGTAGGCTTGATGATGGTGTCCTGTATCGACCCACTAGAAGTCACCGTCATCGTCGACAGTATCCTCAAATGGTGTTGTTTCTTTCTCAGCTGCTGTGAATCCTTCAACTGCTTCAAATGGATTGCTTGATGCACCTTCATACTTAACAAGTTCAATGACCTGAATACTACCAGGCTGCAGAGTTACACCACATCCTAAGGCTGCTACTGCCCACCCATATGATGTGTATGCTACCTTAACTTTGGAACCAGTACCAAGCCCCAGCTCCTCTTCTATCTCTCTACCTGTGGCATCATATAGTTTAATTGCCATCTCATATACTCTGCCATCACGTGTCTTAACCTTAGCCTTCTGTTTGAACTTAACTGTGAGTACCTTGTCAGCTACAGTATAAGGTGGGTTAGCTGCTCTCTTCACACCCCGAGGCTCACCTGCATCCAAAGACTCTTTCATTAGTTTATCAATAGCCACCTTCATACCTGTAGCATCAGAACCAGTGAAGTCTACCTGGCAGCTGTACACTCCATCATCATCAAACTTAGTGCTTGGTTGTTCAATAGCTACGAACCCAGACAGTGTGCCAGTTGGTGTTACAATCAATTGTGATCTTGCCATGTTTTTAATCCTTTTCAATCTTGTTAAGTATATCCAATATCCCTTGCAATTCATCCTGTGAGTTAGTTCCACCATCATATATCCAAACTAACATCTGCAGTCTCCTTGCAGCCTCATCCAATCTATTTATAGTTACCACTCTTTCATCCATCTTAATGCTCCCCCAATACTTCAATTAGTTGTTTAATTAGAAAATCAAGCTCATAGTGGCTGATGTTCAATGATGGTGATATCCTTATAATATCATCACGTACACAGGCCACAATAACATTTAGATCAAGTAGCTTCTCACATATTTCATTAGCTCCGCTTTTAACCTCAATCCTAATGAACAACCCAACTCCTGTAACTGATTTGACATGAGGGGATTCTATTGCCTGGATAGCATCCAGTAACAGTGCACCATTAACCCTTGATTTAGATACCAGCTTCTCATACTCCAACACCTTCAACACAGCCAACCCAGCTACACAGGTAAGAGGACTGCCACCATACATACTACCATCAGTACCTGGTTGGAACACCAAGTCCATGACCGTTGAGTTAGTTACAAAGGCTGATAGAGGGGCTAATCCACCCCCAAGAGCCTTACCAAGTATAATACCATCAGGTACAATATCAGCATGCTGGAAGCCAAACATCTTACCAGTCCTGCCCAGTCCCACCTGTATCTCATCAAATATCAATAGCAAGTGGTGTGCATCACATAGTTTCCTCAACCCTTGCAAGAACGTTGGATCAAGATCAATTGGTCCACCATCTCCTTGAAATGCTTCAACTAAGATACCACATGTATTAGCACTAAGTGCCAACTCTGCCTTATCCAAGTCCCCAAATGGTACTGATTTGAACCCACGTGTTAGTGGCCCAAACCCCTCCTTATACTTTGCATTGGATGATGATGATACTAATGTAATACCCCTACCATGAAAGCTTCTATCAAATACAAGGATCTCTTGTCTACCATCTGGTATATTCAAGGCCTTATGACCATATGCCCTCATACATTTAACTGCTGTCTCTGCTGACTCACCCCCACCATTCTTAACCATAACCTTATTGTGATTACCCTTGAAGTTAACCCCAAGTAGAGGTACGAAGTTAGCCAGCCTCTCCAAGTATAGACTCAATGGCTTACTATACATTACACCACCAATAACACTGGCATAACTGTTAACAAGTGCCTTAGTCATTGCTTTAACTATGATTGGATGATGATGCCCAAATGAATTACAACCAAATGAACCAACACCATCAAGATAAGGGATACTCTCCAAATCATAGACCCAAGACCCAACTGATTTAGATACAGCTACAGGTAATCTCTTATAGTTGTTAGCCCCATAGGTATCTTGTAGATTGATGATGTCCCCCATGTGTTACTCCTCGTAAGATTCCCTTATATATAATGATGCCTTCCTTAGATAATCCCTCACTGTACCCTTACCTAACCTTGTATTCCACCTATGCTTCCAATGATATGCCCTCTCTAACCTGGTGGCTGGTACTGGATCATTAAACCTCTGATACTGTAAGCAGGCAGTGATGGTAGCATAGGTCATATCCATGAGTGTACCATCAAGGTGTTCATAGTACTCAGGATGATAAAGGATGTAGTTAGTCTTTAAATCATTTAATGTATTGGGTTCCATCTGGTATACTCCCCTTGCAGGACCATTCATCTGCTTACAGTATAACCCATAGTCAGACTCTACAGCCATGGTCTCTGCTAATAGATTAACCATATTGGGACTGTGGTCTAAACCATTGGCTATTAATATTGATACTATCAACTCAATCATCATCATACACATATACTCCTATTTAATTCATACCTGTTTTAGCCAACCATAGCCAAGCTATAGTCTAACTATAGTATACCTGATACATATACATATAACGTTATTTACTGTAACTTCGCTTACGATCCTTTCGTTGAAATAGGCATGTGTATGCCCTATGGATAGGTGATATAGACGACCCAGTTCAGTCCGTATCATTAAGCCATATAGCCCAGCTACTCGCAACTACAGCAAATGGATACCCTACCCTTATATATAGGCACAATACCAAACACAGACGCACACATCAGACACCATTCAATATGTAAGCCACCCCATGCACCCCCCCCACCCATGCAAATCAACTCCGGTGAGGTGCCCACGCGTGAAGGTGAGGCGATGGTGCGACTGTTGGTCTCAATAGGCTTGGGATAATGCGGATACGAGTTTGGTGAAAAGGGCTTTGACAAATGGATCGCCGCGTGTATTATAACTATCATCCGCACATTTTCTCCCACATTCTCAACATGTACCTTTTCTTCCCACTACAGTCCCACTCCCATGTACCACATACCCATTTCCCCCAACCTCTCTTAAACAGGCAAAAAAAGGCCGCACAGAGGATTTCTCCCCCATACGGCCAAGTCGTTACTTCAAGCTATCCAAATAATTTTGATATAACATTTGTTCATATTCTTTCTTTCGAACAAGTGCCTCCATCTCTATTTCAATTCTTGCGTTGTTAGCTGCTAATCTTTCTAACAGCACCTCTTC